TTTATGTTTTCAACAGCATTCTGAATTGTCTGATCAACATTAGGAATCTGGATTGTAAGGTTCGGCTGAGATGCCTTATCGTCTTCTGTTATCTCTGATATAATAAAATAACACTTATACCATTCATGTCCATTCCAAGTAACATCTTCCGTATTTAAGACATAACGGACAGTCCCAGATGCCAGCTGAACCTCTAAGAGCCAAAGCCAGGCATCGCTATCGCCTAGCTGATTCGACTTCTGTATAAGAGCATCAGGTAAAGTAAGCATTATACTTCCTCTAAGTTAACTTTCACTTCATAATAATCAGGGTTTTCTTTATTTGGATTGTAAGATATTTCATTTTCGGAATATCGCATAGTATAAGATATGCCTGTTACTGGATGTGTGAAATAAAATATATCCCCTTGATTCAATTCAAAATGATCTAAAATCAAGTTAAGATATGTATAATGCAACTGACCCCATTTCATTTCAAATACTGATCTAGATCTAGTATGCATACAATAAGACTGCACATATCCAGCTTCGAAATTACTTTTTTTCTGCTTTTTGAATAATTTACTACTTATTTCATTTGGGGGTGTTACTGTAGGAAAATCTGACATTACTAATCTCCTTATCCAGATAGAGCACTCTTGAAAGCATTCTTTGCACCACCTGTATTATTACCCACCCTAGTGAGCACTATATCCATAATCATTTTCTCCATATTCATTCTGCGTCCCGTTTCTTGGGCGGCAACTGGCTGTCCACTTTCATTAGTTATATTCAATTCAATATTAACTGGTTTTGTTTGATTGGAATGTTGTATTTCCGCCTCCACACCCAAATTGCTATTAGGCATACGTTTAAGCGGGAGTATGCCCTCATATCCCGCTTCTCCCATAAGCCCGGCACCCTTGGCAAAGGCAAACGTGGTTGGCTTCGATACAATGGAATTACTATAGGCGGATAAACTAGGACTAGCAGGAAATACATTTCCATGGGCATTGGAAACAACGGAACCACCACTACTGAATAGACCAGACAGCAAACTCCCCAATCCTTTTGCTAAAGGACCAGTAATCTGGCTTTGTATATATATCTTCATTATATCTTTTATTATAGACTGTGCCATATCTGAAAAATCCGCAGAACCAGTAGCACAAAATTCAGCAAATGTATCTGACATAGAATCTAATGCTGTTTTAGCTGTATTTTCAACCGAAGAATATACGTTCATAACACTATCTGCATAATTATTCATACCATCTAAAATACCGTCTTGCCAACTCTTTTCTTTTTCATACGTATCTTTAAGTATTTCATTTCTTCTTGCCACATACCATTCATACAATTCCGCTTTATTTTCAACATTATCTTTAACTGATTCCAATGTTTTATTCAACTGATACAATTCAAATTCAGTAGAAGACATGGTTGCTTTAGCGTACATCTCCTTCCATTGTTCTTGAAATTCGATTTTCTTATCTAATACTTTTTGCATTTCCTCTATTTCTCTATCTGCATACACCCCACTACGTTGTTTTTTCTTTTCTTTAATTGAGTCCCCGCCAAGCATTTGATCTTGAAAAAATCTACCAATATCTTCTGAAGACATACTATTAGTAGATAATTCTTTAGTATATTTATCTTGCAATTCCTTCTTTTTAATTTGAAACCATTCTTCTGCCGCTAATTCGTCGCGCAAATCTCTGGCTTTAACAACTTTCAATGCTTCTAATTCTTGCAATTCTTCTTCATATGTTTTGGTTCTCAATGCTTCTAATTCTTTATACGCGGCTCGCTGTGCCAATATTTGTTCCTTGGTCAATCCAGGGGAGGCTTTACCTGTTGCCAACGCATAATAAGATTGTTCAGCACCAATAATATTCTTGTGTTTTGCCTGATTACGATTTAACTCTGCACTGTGCTTTAATTTAGCTTGTAATTCTGCCTCGTATTCATCTTTCAATTTAGCTTGTATAGTAAGCAATTCCTTTTCATACTCATGCCGAGTGCCCGCATATTTTTCTCTTAAATACGCTCTTCTCTCGGCTGCACTCCTGTCCAAACCCAATTCAGTTTTCCTAGGAGCACTTGAAGCTCCGCGTATTGGATCATTATTATATTGGCTTCTTAAACTGGATGCTCTTTCTTCTGGATATATAGTGCTACCTGCTCTTTTGGGGGCTCCTCCTTGCCAATCTAATTCTCCCCGCAACACCCCCATAATATTTTGAATGTTTCTGGCAAAATCAGACCCCTCTTTACCCATTTGTTTCAGAGTGGGCAACATAAGATCATATTGCCCATTGAGCTTATCCATTGCTTGGTTAAGTGTTACGAGTAATGCCGTTACAACACCAACAGGAGTAGATCCTGTTAGAATACGCATAATAATACCAGCACCAGCACCAGAGGTGATCTCAGATGGGAAAGCACTATATACATCTGATAATCGTCCCAACACGCTGACAACACCACCCAAACCACTGGTCAAATCCTTTAGAAGTGGAATGAGTCTGCGGGAATCTTTTATCATTTGGCCCAAACCAACCCCAATATCCCTCAAACCACTTTGTAATGCAGGGGAATCCATGGTTTGTGCTAAAGACATAACACTATGAGATGCCTCACTTAAAAACCCAGACTTAGCGATATTATATCTTAATGTTTTCCAAGCCTCTGATAATTTATTACTAGCTTCGACAGCCTCGGACACTTCTCCCGAATATGTATCTTCTAATACACGAGCTAATTTAGGAAGCAAATCTTCGGCCATGATATTGCCCAATTCAAGCTGTTTGCTTAATTGAGGCATTGTCAGACCCATTGCTTCTGCCGCCATTCTAAAAGCACCCGGCAATCTTTCACCCAACTGCCCTCTCAATTCTTCCGATTGGACAGTCGCTTTTGAAATCATCTGCTGAACAGCATATAAAGCACCTTCAGTTTCATAAGCGGTCAAACCAAGACTAGCAGATGCCTTGGTTATTGCTCTAAATATGTCGTGCACCCCTTTTCCTTCTAATGTGGTGCCTTTTGATGCCGCTGAAAGGGATTTGAATTGTTTAGCAATTACATAGAAATTCTGCCCCATTTCATCAGATACTTTTTTGACATACTTAAATTCATCTCCCGCCTTTTCCATTGTGCCAAAGATGGCTTTGTAGGAAATTTTAAGCATATCAACTTCTTTACCTACGTCGAATATACTTTTCAGGGCTATTCCAGTCCCAATAATAGAAATAGCACTTCGGAGTGCTAAAGCATGACTTTTCATCTGCTTCATTGACTCCGAAGTGCTTTTTATATCTTTATTTATTCGTGTTGTTTGTCTACGAACAGTATTGCCCGTTTTATTCCAACTTCGGTCTGTTTTATCTAATTCTTTATCTACAGTCCTGGAATATTCTCGGACAATTTTTTCTGCTTTGTCCACAGATGCACGAAGTTCTTTTATATCCGCGCCTAATGTAGCGGTTAATTCTCCAATATTCATCTGCCACGCCCCTTCTTCTTATTACCATTCATTACACCAGCAACAGCCATCATAATGCTTTTCATATCCTCTGTTGTTTGTCTATGTTCTTTCTTTGGTTTGCGATTTAATACTGCCCAATCATTTACTTCGAATGGTACTTTGTTTTTGCGTTCCAATCCATTCGCTATTGCTACTGTGTATCTAGTATATGATTGTTGTGTATCCTCGTGCAAACTACCAAAAGGCTCCAACTTATAGTATTCAAACCATTCTTCAAGCTGTTGAGCGGTAAGTATTCTTAACAAAAAGTCAGGGTGTGGGATACCGAGGGATAGACTAAGCCTAAATGCAAATAGTCTTATTCCTCGGTTTTTGAGTTTTTTATAGCACCCACATCATTGACTTTACGTGCGATTTCATAAAGGGCGTTGATTACTACAGGAGATTTTTTGCCCAGAATAGCATATTCATCGTCCTTAAACAAACGATGTCCTTTTTCATCACACAATATGCGGACAAGATATTTCACTTTGGAAGACGACATATTTCGCTGAAATTTTTCGTTGCCTTCCTCGTCAATATCTATTTTCACGAGGGACCAATCGTAGGAGTCCAGCTCTTCAGCTGACATTTGTTTGAAATGCACATAGGCATTCAATTTTTCTACGAAATGTTTTTCAACTTTGGGAGTGGGAAGGGAAATGATATCATTGCGGGAAAATACTCTTTCTTCAGACATGGTTGGTCTCCATCTTGTTTATTATTTTGTTTGTCTGTGGTTAAGACAAACATAGATTGTGATTATGTTAATGCACCAGATGCTTCACCAGAATTCACAGTAATAGCCCCACTGATTTTGATTGTTACCGAATTGGTGATTTTGTCATCTGTGGGAATGGTGAGTGGCATTTCTGTTACCAATCCGGAGAATTCAAAACTGGTATTATCTTCGTCAGGCAATACCAATTCAAAATCAACAGCATCATCAGACTCGAAATCTGTTTTCAGCAATTCAAATGAATCTCGTGTAAAATTCATTGTGAATGTAAGTGTACCAGCATCTCTAAAACCAGTGATAAATGTCCGGTATCCTCCTTCTGTTGCCAAATGTGTAGTATCGATGGTTGCTCTGGTCATGCCGGGACCGTTAATATCTGTAACTTCTCCCATAGCTTCCCAAGCGGACCCGCTCCAACGCCGTAATTGAGTTCCTACTCCTGCAACTGCCATAATATATCCTCCTAAATTAGATTAAACTACGTTGCATATCTAAATTTATTGCAAATCTAACCCGATTATTTTCATCCCTGTTTAGCATAAATGGGGCAGACATGCAATTCATTATTTGATATTCGGAATCATTTATTACTACATGATGTTTACCATGTAAAAAATCTTTGATATTATTGGCCAATGTGTACGCCTCAATATAGACACGAGAACGCACCAAAATTTCCACTGAAGGGTATTCATACCCATTAGACCCGCCCATGTCTATATCACAAGGATATCCAGGCGTATCATATATAGTAGCACAACATACATTCCCTTCTGGTTCGTGTCCTATGAAAAGATTAGTCCCAAACACCAATGCCAAAGAAGATTCGGCAATCAACATATCTTTTATATCTATACTAGGAGCATTCATGATTTTATCCTGGCTTCTTTGGCAATCACGGCCAATATTTGTTTTTGATTTTTTCTAAAAGATGATTGAAAAAATTTAGCACCAGATTGCGGTCGTTTGAATTTGATATGAACAGCTTCATGAACATAGGCTGCATAATAAGCTGAATACCCCAAAATCACAACTGGATTTTTCATTATAGATGCTAATTTTCTGTTACCTTCTATCGCGGCTTTATGCGGACCATGCATATCTTTACCATTTTTATCAGCCCTAAAACGTGGTTTACTACCCATTTCAATGGACTTGCCAGTAACCATAAATCTACTAGCTCTTAAATTACCAGTATCTACAGGCGTAATGGGTGCTTGCCGCTCCGTAGCTCGCATAACAATGATACCAGCACGTATTAGTCCTTTTAGAGTATGCCCTTCTATTTTAGCAATCTCTTTATTGAGACGTCTAATATATCGGCCTAAACCACGCACTCGAGCTGAACTATACATATACTACCCGCACGAATTCATCTGTACTTTTGAATAATGGATTGGATGATTTGGTTATTATTGGATAGGCATCGACACCTTCATACGTAAGGGATGAATCCAAATCATCAAGAGAACCCAAAAATAGTAAACTATCTATTTCCAAATCTTGATTAACCAATATCTCTGCATGCGCAACTACTTCTGTGCCTTTATCATCCCTCACCAATTTAGAAGTACCATCCCACCTACATTGTATTTCTACAGGATCTTTGTAAGTAAAACCACCGAAACCATCCGGTGTAGATGCCTCCCAATAAACAGCGGTCTGCACACACACCTTATCTATAAATTTCAATAATGGATTACTCATCACTAAAACTCCATATTGCTTGCATAGATGCTGTTTTGCCACCTAGATTAGCCATTTTCCCCGTTGGATCTAATAAATTTACTTGTTGTCCATACATAGTTGAATACAACCCAGAATACGTTCTGCCTTGGTATTGTACTTCTGCAGGACCGGCTTTGGCTTTTTGGATTTGTTGCTCTCTTGTACTGGCAATTAGATGAGCGGTAAACCACCGTTCTATTTCTGTTCTGGTTTCTTCATTTAAGGTAGTATCCTCACCCAATATATTAGTCACCATCACATTTGCGCTCTGAATATATGATTCGACTATTTCATCTTCCAAATCTGTGTCGATTATTTGTTTCACAGCGATAGCAGTAGTTCTCATTTTCTACCTCTCCACAATTTAGGCTCGATGAAATTATATATTTCACAATGCCATTCCAAGCCCAACCAATCTATCAGTTCATGTATTTGTTTATAGTCTCCACACACCATTCGTTCGGGCCAAATAATCTTGCAATTCAAACCCGCTTTAATCATTTCGACAAAATAATCTTCATGTCTGCGCACCCACCATAACCAACCTTCTTCAGCACTATTCACCTTAATAGCTTTTTGAATTTGCTTATCTGAAAAAGCCCTCATGAAACCAGTATGCATACAAGAATGAACAATATCTGATGTTTTTCTACGAACAATAACCCATTTAGCATCAGGAAACGCATAATCCCAAACAGGCCACATTTGACACATTTTTGCACCTTTATAGAACCAAGGCATGTTTTCTACCAAACCTTCGCTTTTTATAGATGCTAAAACACGATCTTTGAAATCGCATGGTATCTGTAATTTCTTTGTATCGGGAATTGGATACTGCCCTAAAGCATCATACCCTTGGCTCTTCAAATATGGTTTCAATATATTCTGACGAATACATTGATTTTCGAACATTCCTTTCGCATTATATTTATTGGGACCGACGCAATTACCACTAAAAGCACCGCATAGATTGATTATTCCAGCTATTAAAGATGTTCCTGATCTTGCCGCGCCTGTGATTAAGATTGGGCTGTTCATGTCATCTCCAGTATTTACGCACAATACGATTTTTAATTACTTCATGTGGTTTTGGAATGCCATGAAATGCTATTATTCTAGCATCTGTTGGGATGTTGTTTCTTTTGCAATGCCTTTTGAAACTAACCACATGCGAAGGATACAATTTCTGCCAATAATTATACCCATCGTACTGTTCCTCAAAATCCTTTAATAATAGCCGCTCTTTGCCGCCCTGCGTTTTTTTGGCCCATTGTACGGGGTTAGCTTCCACGGCTGTAAAAATACCTCGATACGCACCACATTCAAAGGACAAAACACCACCGCCTATGTGTTTACCTCTATTGTTTGGTGCAAATGGTTCAATCCCACATAATGAACCTCTGTAATTTAGAAAATGATCTATATTGCCCACGATGATTGTATCTAAATCAAAGAATAAAATTTGTCTGCCTTTTAATTCTTCAAATGGGTAGTGTAAATATGTTTTCGGTAGATTAAATTGCCATTTCGTAATATGTGGCGGAATAGGCAATATATGGATATTGCTATCACGGCACCGTATAGGACGATCGCACAAACAAATGAAATCAAAATCAACAGAAGTATTCCGACGAACCATCCTATATAATTTGCTAACATATTGATCTGCGTATTCACCGCCCCACAACCCCCATAACATACACATGACAACAGATTTCATTTATTATTCCTTGACTATAAAAGTAGCGTCTTTGCCATTATTAGATAGAAGAATAACTTCGAATCCATAAATATCTGCATAAGATTGTAATGTTATATGCCATTCATTTGCATTCATTATTATTCTATGTGCAAAAGACCCATCCGGCAATCTTCTTTTCCCTTGCTTTTGGCATACGATTATTACTGCACCAAACTTGATTAAAGAAAACACATGGTCCAATACAGCATCTAATTTATCAGGCTCTATATGCTCTAATACATCAGCACATACAACCATATCAGCCGAAGTTGGTAGCCTATCTTTTCCAGGTATGGCTGGATCATACTCAATCCAATTATATTGAGGCAGTGATATTGCTAGACTACCTTTACCACAACCGTAGTCTAATATTTCTTCTGCTTTGAAATATTTAGCATATTTATGAATCAATTCAGCACGTCTATTACCACGAGCACCATAACCTCTTTGTTGTTGGTGGCATTCTTGATTTAGCTCTTGATATATTTTGGAAATAAAACGATTCATTTAATAAGCTCCGCAACAGATACTTTTTCAAATGCTTGTATTTGACTATTAGGGTTACAATTCAAAATCTTAATGCCCAAATTATCAGCATCTCTAGCTATATCAGGAAAGCATTTTAAGTGCCGATTATATGGTAGATTTATTTTGCCCTTGTGCCGGGTTGGTTTTGGTTTTGCCCTTGCTAATTCTGCATGATATCCATGCCAATGTGTGTGATTATTAACATCCACATCCATATCAAACCCCAATAACCGTATTTCCTTAACACCCAAATGATATGCAAAATTTATTCCAGCAGCACCCGAATTTTTATTCCAACAAACACACCCATTTTTATTTACGATGCCATTATAGTGTTTTTTTTGAAGATGCTTCACCCCATAATATCTATGACCAAATTTAGCATTGCAAGAAACTTTAGTAGATGGATGTTTTTCTAATTCTTTTTGATGCACTAGGTACCAGCCATAATCTCCAAAAAATGTGAAATCAATATAATCAGAAATAATGTAAGCATTGTTGATACCAATACAGTGTTCTTGCAATACACCCCCCATATAAGTGGCAAGTATGGAAAGAGGGATTTTTCTTGTTTGTATTTGCTCGGAAACATCTTTTGGAACTCCAAATTGATTAAGAATAGAAGGGCCGCCCCCTATGATCCAACAATAAGAATCTTTCCAAAGAGGCGGCACCTTCCAACAGGAGGAATTCATCCTTCCAAACCTTCCAAATATTCCTCAGCGTCTTTTTGGCGTAAAGCGGAGGAATTCATTTTTTTGTTCGTTTCTACATTGTATATATTACACCATCCACCTTGCTTTCTGATAACAAATTTTGAGGGTTTATCTGTTGCTTTGGGATTTGTGTCTACCGCTTTGGGCTCTACTTTGCGAACAAATGGGTTTTCAACGGGGTTTTCTTTTTCCACAGGACCGATCATCTTAACCACATCGCGAATTCCTTTGGAAATCTCATCTTCATAGGCGGTAAAGCGTTCACCTCTTCGTATTTTGCGTCCTTTGAACTTAAAAATCCCACCGCCTATTTTCTCCCATTCCGCTTTAATCCGTGCCATTATATATTTCCTCCTTAAAACCCGGGAAGTGATTATCCCGGGTTTTATTATCAACTCTAGCTCAGGTGAACAATACCCGAATTTCCATCCTGATCTGCACGAATCTGGGGCACCTGAATAGTCATAACCTTGTAGTTATGAACGAGATTGCCTTCACTGGACCACTGCACATTCTGCATATTCATTCCAGTAACCCAACGAACAACTTCACTGGACAATTCAATCATCACAATGTTGTTGGAGGGCATCTTGTCGGAAACACGAATATCCTTGATACCGGAAATCTTCAGGAGACGATCCTTGATTGTCTGTGTGGAAGTTCCGGAAGTATCGTAGTCTTCATCCAGAACCGTTTCGTATGCAGTAGGAATGTAGATAATCCAAGGGCCATAATGCATAGCATCAATACTGGTCTGCTTCATTTCCAAAACATCGTCCAAAATACCAGCAGCAGTCTTTCCAGAACCATCCCAATTCACACCCAAATCAACAGTGTTTCTATCCGGGTGATTCACGTAGCTATAGATGGTGCCACCACCGTAGCTGTATTTCGTATCGGTGAAAAGCATGTTTTCAAGGGTTTCGGCAACACGACGAGAAGCCCTTTCTGCCAGAGTAGTATCCAGCGGATACCCCATCTTACGGGAAGCCTGAAGCACACGCTCATTCAGCTGGTAATCAGCATGAACAATGGGCAGAGGCATGTAGTTCACGCTGTATTCAGGCCGATCATTATTGCCACGTGACACACCATCCATGGTCATCTGTGCTTCCATAGCATCGGAAATATCGTGATATTCCAAAACAGTAGAAGCCATACCATTTCCAAGATTGTACGTCAGGCCAGCACTCTTCAGATCATTCACACCACGAAGACGCTCTTCTGCAATACGAACAACAGCCGTATCCAACGATTTCCATTCATCACGACGCAAAGTGGCGTTGGCGGTAATGGGAATGGCGGTGTAATTTTCCGGTTTCTTTGCGTCCCCGCCCTTAAAGACGGTGATATAACTGCGACCATCTTTCGGGTTCATAAAAGGACGCATCGCATTTACATTCAAAGACCCTTCTCCAGCGATACGGGATGCAAGCTCACCGTGTCCCTGTCCATTGGCAGTGATGAAATCAATTGCTACGGTCATATATTCTCTCCTTCAAAATAAAATGTTAGATTAGATAATTTCGACAATAATACGGGCATTCGTAGTGGAAGGCGTTACCGCTTCTTTGGCAATAGCAACAATCTGATTGCTATTTACAGTCAAAGAACCACCGGAAGATGTTTCATCGGCAACATACTTAACCAAAGTACCATCTCCACCAGATTCCAAAGCATCGCCAATATTAACAGCAGCCGAATTTGCTTTCAGCAAGGCATACACACGATCTCCAGGAGTGGGGGTCCATACCTGTACCATATCTCCGGAAGAGTAATTGTCTGTAATGGAATTGCCCTGCAAATCATCTTCCAAAGCAAACTTGGGAAATACGTTCTCACCAGCGGCCGAATGAACAGCAACCTTGCCAGTGCTTGCCAGTGCTACCACCATTCCAGGGGTAATAGTGCCTCCAGCCTCATACTCATCAATAATATTGAGGTAACAACGAACTTTCACGGTATTCTTGGCCATAATATACATCCTCTTGAGTTTGAAATTTATTGATAATTACACACAAATCAACTACGCCATATCAGTCGGAAGCAACGGTTCAATTTCAACCGATGCGGCAGCATTCGTATGTGGAGTTCCCATGCCAGAAAAATCCACAGACCTAGTTTTGCCCAACGCCTTTGCCAGCAATTCCAATTCATCCATACCCTTATCTGCCAGCATCTCTTTGGTATAATCGGAATTGCTGGTGATAATTTCGATGTGCTTGTCCTTCTGTGCCTGATGCAGTTTCAAACCATGACTGAACTGATCGCGCATATCCTGGGGAAGTGCATTCAAAAAATCTTCGGGCTTCTCAAATGTAATGGAGGTCGGCCCAGATGCCATATTACCCGGTTCTTCTGTAAGGGTTGAAGCTGTATTCACAGTGGTATTTTCCTCGCCTGTTGATGTGTTGTCTGCATTCGCAACGATTTCCGGAATCAATTTTTCCAACTGGCACTCAGTAAGATTTTCCAACCACTCCACATCTTTTTCGGTGAATTTCGTTGCCGCATTTCCAACCAACTCTTGTACTTTTTCCTTAACAGTCATATTGCCCCCTGTTGATTCACTGTTTTCTTGGTTATTGTTGACTTGTTTATATAAGACTTCTTTAACCACTAACTGTGGATTGCCTTCCAATACAAGTGTTCCATCTTCTTGTATATCGTATTTATCTTTATAGCTTGAAGTACCCATACCATCTTCTACTGTATAAATCAATTCAGAATTGGTGATTGACTCCAAAAAATGTAGTTTAGGAGGGTCTTCTTCCCAAACATCCAATCCATCGAGAAACCGACGCGCTGTTTCTATTGTTTGCAAATAATCTGCATTAACTGATATGGACATATCAATTGGATGTGTTTTGGCCTTTGTTCCTTTAGTGCGTTTCATTATTCCTCCTTCCTGATTTGCTCTAACACCACAACCATCTGCCCAAGAACAAGCTCCGTTTTGGTCCGGCAACACAGCCAAATGATCTGGTCTTAGATTTCGTGCTATCGCTGTATATTCCTCCCCATTCCATACCCCTGTTACATATTCATCATCCGTAAAAACACCAGTAGAAACATCCAAAGGTCTTCCATTCCTAATGTAGGATAATGCTAGTGGAGAAATGCGTTTGGCCTGTTCTTCATCAATCCAAATCTCCCCCCGTAATTTACCGTCAGTGAAATTGGCGTTGAAAATCTGACCAATGGAATTCTGTTCTATGATTTGTGGAGAATTACAGGATACGAAATAATCTCCTTCTTTGGGGTGGAAGACTGGGACTGGACGCCCATTCCAAGCACACGTGAATTTAGATAGTTCTTCTTCTGTATAAAGAATAGGGCCGTTACTACCGCAATGAACCCCGGGAACCATCAAAACTACAGGGGCAACAATGTGTTTCTTGCCCATATAAGTTTCTGATCGCAGTTGGTAATCTGCGCCATTCAGGGTTATTGCAAATGTTTTCATATCTAATGACATGTATGATCTCCTATTATTTAATCAACCACGATTTAGTTAATAATGAAAATTTTCAATAAGTCAAGTATAATTTATACCTGATTTCATTCTTCTTCATCAGTAACATCTACGGCAATCGAAATACATCTGCAGTTGTGTACTACCATCCCTTTTGCAACATACGACTCATCTTCTTCTACACTTAAATTGTACAAAGGTCTATTCTTTCCTAATACACGATGCTCAATTTTCTTAATAGAAACAGGCACAAATTCATATTGTCCTGTATGATTAAGCACAACCCTGGATAATTCTTGTTCAATTTCATTTAAGCATTTATTTATTCGTGATCCCAAATACCGCAGTACAAGCCAACCTTCTTTTTCAATTCGCTTTTGTCGTATTGCATCACGTGCTTTTGCTTCCGGAGAAGAGTGCCAATAATCACCATCACATTCAATTACAATATTCAATGCTGGAATTGCAAAATCAGCATTATACTTTAAAATAGGATACTGAAATACATAATCAACCCCCATTTTATTTAATAATTTTGCCATTTTCTTTTCAATATCTGTCTTTCTACCACTTTTACGAAACTTTGCCATTCTTGCATTTAGTCTTTTTTCTGGATGGTTTTTATATAAATCCAGCAAAGATTCACGTGCTTTTTTTCGTGTTGCTGGGTCAGACATAGGATTGTTTTTCAACATTCTTTCAGAAGAAGCTTTTCTTATTTCTGGTGTATTGGTTGCTTTTCTTATTAGCTCCCTAACATCCTTTCTCTGTAATGGGCATCTACCTTGTGCTCCCAATTCACGCATTCTAGCATTGGCGGCTTTTGTTATACTATTTTTATCACGTGTTCCATTAGCATATTCACGTTTTATTTGTGCTCTAGCTTTTTTAGACATGTTTTGTCTATGTTTTGGATCAGCCCATTGTTTATCTGTAATATCTTGGCTGAGACAGGATCGAGAACAATATTTATTAAAGAATGGTGTTAGTTTACCACAACGAGCACATTTATTCGCCAATAAACAAAGTTGTTCATCCATAGTAACATCGCCAGCCTCTTTCCATCTACATAAAGAAGACCCCTCTTTTGTTACTTGGACAGGATGATTGGAAGTAACAGATACACCACCATTTTCCATTCCTTGAATATGAAATCGTGTGTATTTTGTAGTTCCTTCTAATCCTTTATTTCGTGGTAATGCATATACTCTTCGAAAACGGCCTTTATGGGTTAAAACTAAATCACCAATAACAATCTTCCCTATGGGTTTCCAACCATTTGAAGTGTAAATAAGTGTTTGTGGATCTAAGAAACAGTTTGGATGAGCGGGAATCATATTTTCTATCTGGTCTATTGTAAACACTTTACCATCCATAGGAGCACACAGAGGACAAACCCTCCCATCCCCTGCTGTAACCCATTCAGCCATAACACGAACACCTTCAACCCCCCAATTACGATATTCCTGCACCATTGCTGTATGGTGTGCTCTAATTACTTCTGTTCTGGCCATGGTACGCGCCCGACTAATTCCAATAGCGTCAACTCTTTCAGTTAATTGTTTAGCCATTTGATTTGGATTCAGCCCATCAATAATTCCTTGTGTTAATACACGGGATATTTGTTGGTCCATAGCAGACGTTATCCCCTTTAATTCACTAAAGACACGTGTATAGAGAAGCCCGGCACGGTCTATGTGAAAGGGTTGGTTAAAAATCGCCGCAATCCCCCCGGAATCTTCTATGGAAGGAACACTATACCCCGCACGGATTGATTCTTGTCTGGCTCTGGCAATTCCTCTTTGGTATGCAGAGAAAATATATTTAGCAGTCCACGCCTGTTCGATTCCAACACCTAATTGGTCGAAATGATAAAATGCAAGCAAACCGGCCTCTTGTTGATTCTCCAACCAACGCATGAAATCATCCACTTTATCTGGGTCTCGATCGAAAGCAAAGGCCCGTTCTCCGGGAAGTGATATTTCATTTGTTTTCAACCCAAAAACATCTTGATTTATTATAGCTCGTCGAATTGCTGTTTTCAATTCACCAAAACGTCTATTAACTTCACGCACGAACTGACTGCGTAATGTTAGTGTCTTTGTTGGATCATATCTATACTCTCTGGAATATCCCATTTTCTATCCTGGAAAATGTCGCATACATTTTCTAGCTTGTTTTTCTTCATTGGTTCTTTTTATCACGTATGCGGCCACATCATTGTTATGTTTGAAAACCACTTCGGCTTCTTTGTTGCTGAATGCCCGTGTTAATTCATTACAAACCCAATTAGATTCTGTAGATAAATCCCTTGCAAACCCCACAACACCTATTATAGTATCTTGATTAAATACTGGTGTTTTCACCACATCCAATACGAATAAATCAGTATCAATCCATCCTAATTCAATGTAATGTTGTTGTTTTTTAGATTCAATACAATGCAAATCTGTTCCTTTACAAACCTCGCCGAATGTATGCACACGATTATTACTTCTAAATTCATCTAATAATTCTTTGTCAGTATATCCAATAAGATTCAAACCGCATCCAGGGGGCATTCTATAGAATACTTCACACCAAGACGGGTCACAATATACATATTTTAATTCCATATCTTTATACCATAAGTAACCTCCGGCACATCTGATCATTTGTTGAAGAATTTCATTAAGACAAATAGCTTCTTCATGCTGTGTTTTCGCATACTGAATCAACTGAATCATATCGTCTATACGTTCTTCAAATCTCTCTGGTTTGCTTTGTTTTTTGATCACGAACCCCTCTCCGTAAGCCATAGTTTCACAATCGCAATTACTATCCCAATCACCAGTGCGTAAATTACAAGAAACTGACCTTTTAGATACGCAATAGAAGAACCCTGAATAGATTGTTCTTTTTTAATTTCTTTAATATCATCTTTTAATTCTCCAAGGCGTTCTGTTAGGAGGTCGTAAATTCCAGGTACAGCCATGAATACCCTCCCTTAATCTACAATAATAAATATATTATCACGCATCATACTTATTTCTTGATTGGAAATTTGTATGTCATATAAAGCCACAAAAGAAAAAACCAATCCATATTCTTCGCTAATCATATTCTTCGTCATTAGCTTTTCCATTTTTGACTCCTTGTGCTGGTGGTGTTATATCCAAAGCCTCCCGCAACCTATCCAATTCCATATCATGTTCTTCTCCGTTAATATAGTTATCCTTGATTTGGATAATTTCATCTATTTGTTCTGTTGAAAGACCCAAAAACATTTTGAAGAAAGCTTCTGGTGGCAATGTTTCTTGAGTCAGGAGATTGGCTGTATATCGTGCCAATGCTTCTGCTCGAACGCGCCCAACATCTGCCTTTTCTTTATCACTGGTAGCAAATAAATCCTCCCATTGAAATGTGAATACCACGTCTTTAGATTGTGGCAAAATGCCGTATTGCTGACAAGTGGTTACAAAGGGGATTAGAATCTTCGGCTCAATAAATTCCGTTCTACGATTTTGGATTAGCTGAAGCCATGCACTCTTATCTTGTGTGCTGGCCAATTCCCCACGTTCAGAACCAACCAAGATTCGTTTTGGAATTCCGGTGGCTGCAGAAATCATCTGCACCTGTGCATCTACATGAGAAAGCGGATCTGCAACTTGAGATTGGAGAGCATCAATATCAATTCCTTCATTAACCAAGAAACGACGAAGATTGTGTTCGTATTCATCTAACTGGCCTTCTAATTCTTTTCTGGCCGCTTGTGTCATAGTGTAATTTTCTTTCAATTTGCCTTGGTATCCCGGGCGAGCACCCCGCCAAAACATTTCACCAGAACCACCAATAATCTTTTCCAAATCTTGTAGATTATTAAATACAGGTTCCAATCTTGGACTACCATATATCTCCGATTCAAGTTCGTCAGAACAACAATGAATAACCCTGGAATAATGAACAACCAAATCAGCCGTACACCCTTGTTCGATAGCATCCATTCTGATTTTATATAGTACAGGACGCCCATATCTTGGATTAGATGGATTTGTCTCATACTTATCGATTGTTACTGACCCTTCTCCGAATGGCTTAACATATACCAATTCTAAATCATCGCCAGTAACAGGTGTGGCTAATTGGGTAGAATTGGAAACATCGTTCAATCCTAACAAAAGCACCCCAAATCTTCCCAATCCTGTTAATTTATCGAATCGCTTAAACCTTTCAATCAATGCCATTTGATCATCAGCGACTAATTCTTTCCAAGCAATTTCTAAATCAGTTTCTATATTGCTACCAGCTTCAGATAAAACAACACCTTTTTTCCATGCGGCATCGACTGGTTTATTGATAATAGCGCGGCCCATAGCAAATCGTTTCCATTTCACATAATAATCTGAATATTTCAATTCTTGAATATACCCTAGAGCACGGTATAAATCGCGATCCCCTTCATACGCAGATGGTGTCATTTTATCCAATAGTGCCATTCTATTAGATAGTTCACTGAATATTGCCAACTGATTCTGATTATGTTTCGTACGCTTCATACATCCTCCTTAACTAGAAAGCACAGACCCTGCTTGTTTTTTAGATGATAATATATTGAAAGCACCACTGGCCGCATCTATCTGATCTTTATAGGAGCCATCTGGGAAGAATTTCATCTCTTCTATAAAATCCTGATTCCACACACCCTGCATCAAAGATACATTGCCAACATTTACTTGAACAGAAAACGGATCAGCACGATAAATTTTATCTCCTGTTGGTCTGTCTGCTTTAACGGAAAATCCAGAAAGATTCTTAATGGTACTTTCTGCACTTTCTTTACCACCGGAACCCGGTTCTTGTTCTATATACACCAAACAAGATTGCCCATCTGCTTGTGCTGTTGCCTTAATAATTCGCTCTCTTTCTTCTGTTGCCCATTGCCCACGCTTTACATCTTCAATAATATATTCAGGTCCATCTATATTTACTTTGGTCATCTTTACACCGGCTGTGTAACAACCCTTTCCCTGAGACCCCGCTTTATCCCAATATCTAATAGTTTGATATCTCTCATGCCATTTAGGACTTGTATGCGTTGATTGAAGCATATCTGTTTTGAACATACCACCACCAGCGGGAATAGGACTTTGTCCTATTTGTCCAGCATATCCATATTGCCCCAAATCAGCTTCTAAATCTTTAAGAGCAGACCAAGGAATTCGAACAGGATCAAGTAAATCGTCTTTATATTGCTTGATTAGATATTCAGGTTTCACCTGATCACGATATTGCCTAATTTCACCAGGAAGACAAATATGAAATATTTTTTTATTCTTCTTTGCCAACAAATGCCCCGACGGATCTTTTTCAGCCAATCTCTGCATAATCAAGATAGTCGGTGTTACACTTTTTTCGATTTTTCGTGTGGAAAGAGTTTGGTCAATCCATCTATTGCAATTCTGCACTTCTATCTGAGATGCACTTCTATTGGGATCTAATGGGTCATCCACCACCAAAATATGCCCATGAAATCCCGTTAAAGTACCGCCGACAGAGGTGGAGTACCTGTTACCCCCTCTAGTAACCCCAACTTCACTACCATCGGGCGCAAATACTCTTTTATCTATGCGAAAATTAGACTTGGTATCCTTATCCCTCTTAATAGTAATCTCTGGAAATAGCCGTTGATATTTCATTGAACGAATAATATCACGCGAATATTCAGCCAATTCCAAACTGAGTGCGCTGGAATACGAACTGGTAATGAATCGCATCCAAGGCCAATTCGTCCAACACCATGCAGGAAACATAACCGAACAGGTCATTGATTTGGTGGTTCCGGGGGGAATATTGATTATGGGATCGTATAGTTTTGGTTGCCTATCTCCAACTCTTCGTGCAACTTTCATTAACTGATTGCATAGATATGGTATGTGCCAATTCCATTTTGGTACATCTGTACACACTTCGTACCAAAAGTACCGCATGAAATAGAATAGAGAACGTCTGCAAGATTCCGCATGGACGATTTCTTTATGTCCCAATGCGTGTTTTAGAATATTCTTCTTTGATTGAGAATCATATATATCCTTCGCAGTATTCATTTCGATCTACTCCATATAATCTTCATAGTCCAAAGCACCTTGTTCAATACGTTCCAATTCAACTATATCTTCCAATTTTTCATCTCCTACCATTTTCTGCATGACTTGTAATTCTTGATCACTAAATTCGTCCAATCGAATAGTATTATTCAAAGCAACATTGGTGGTCTTACTATTATTATGGTAGTTGATATTGTATGTATTGTTACTATCGGTAGGAAGCTGTCCTGTATGTTTCATTAGTGTGGTAAGGGCGACTTGTTTATCGTACAATTTAATCTTCGTAACTTGGCTAACTTGCCTATCTTCGCCCTTGCCCTCAACCACTCTCCTTGTTTCAATCTCTTTAATAGCAGCACGAGCATTAGCATGTATATCCTTAATCGATTTCACATCGCCAAATTCATCAAAATATTCTACTGGATCGTTGAAAGCGATTTTAGCCAGTTCGTGTATGACTTTGTTGCCTGTGACTTTAGTCGCTTCGATTCTATCTTCGAATATTTTGGCAAGGTATCGCTGAACACGAGGTTGATTAAAAATAATCATCGCCTTATCGTATCGTTCAGTCGCACTACCACCACCATTGATTAGACTAGCACGAACGGCTGCATTCCCCACATCTAAATCAGTCAAATATTCATGACAAAAATTTATCTCCTGCAGAGTAATCTTCGTCTTATCTCTGGCCAATTCACAAGTATTCTCAACAAGAAGATTATCGAATAATTCCTTATTGTCCTTTTCATACTTGGTTCGTCTTAAAACAGGAACATCCATTTTCTTCTTTTTCTTCTTACTTTCTTTCCATTCAAATTCCGGCATAGCTATAATCCTCCTTACAAAGAGTATATATATTCTTTTTATCATTTCATCAACCATTAAAAAAATACCTACTATCTTAGATTACATATTTTGGTGATTTTAAGTAATCTAAGATTACACTTCTATCTACGAAAAAAATTATTCAAACCGCTTACACAAAATCGCTCTTCTTTACGCAACAAGTGCAAAAAACCCCCTACCAAACCTCCACCAAACCAAACCAAAAAATTATTCGTAAAATTTACAGGGTTTCCTATCTATATTTACAGGCAAAACCCAGTAATCTAAAAAACCATAAATAACCCTACTAAAACCAATCCATAAATCCCCAATCTAAGATTATGGGTATCTACACTATAATCGTAGATAGTATAATAATCGTAGATAGTATAATAATCGTAGATTACTGGGTATCCAGAAGATAATAACCCACACACCCAATACCTGCCTAAATATAAAAACACACACACCAATAAAATCCTAAAGATACACACCCAAATCTTAATACTAAATACCAAACCCCACCCAATACCCCCATACCCTATACCAAACCAAGATAAATAATGGATAAATACGAAATAAAAAAATCCCTACATAATAACTAATAATCTAAGATTATTGTAGGGCTATGGGTATTAAGTAACTGGGTAGAACTTGTATTATACTGTTAATCGTAGATAGAACCCGGGAATTTTTGAAATATAAATTTTTTGTAAATTTTTTAGATACTGACTTTTTTCATATACAAAATGGATATAATCTAAGAGGGGGTGCAAAAACCTCCCTCCCACCTCCATTTCGCCAAATAGCTTTCGCGTAACACGTTCTTCGTATCCGTAGCACTTCGCGCACCAGTAACACGTTTCTGTAATACTGGTACGGTAGCACGGAATCCCATCCCCTACCCGCTATCGTACCCTCTATCGTACCCGCTATCGCATACGTTTTTTATATCAGTAACACGTTTCTAGGTGTTACTTTTCCATTTTTAGTAACACGTATCGCATACTTTTTTGGTATTAGTA